TTACAGCCCACGCAGTAGAGGTAGCCACAGCTTCCTCGACACCCACGCACCAAGAAGCAGCGCAATAGCCAGCAGGGGCGCAAAGGCTTTGAGTCGCCACACCTGCCACGCTGTGAGCTTCGCTGGCACTTCGACAACCTCGGTGATGCGGATGCTGTCTATACGCCCCGTATTAATTGTGTCCACCCGCCAGCGGTCACGCCAGCGGTACACCTCTTTGACCTTGTAGATAGTATCGCCAGCCATACGCTCCGTGAGGTAGATGCTGTCGTGTACGTACACGCTATCCAACCTCCAGCGGTCACGCCACTCTACCCTCGTCCGCTCTACGGGGACGACACGCACCCTCGGGGAGCAGGAGGTGAGGAAGTATCCAAGGAGTGCCACGGCCACAATAACGATGAGCGTCTCCCACCACTCTAATCTATTTGTTTTCATCGTAAATCTGTGTTAAGTCTTTGATAGGTAGCCACAGCTTGCTACCTTTGTAGGAGAGAGGTACTGGAGCTGGAGATTGGCTTTCAGATTTCGTACTCGTTTAATCCTATCCAGCCCCTTCCTCTCACGCGCCCTGCCGATTGGTGGGGCGCTTTCGTTTAGGGCTGAGCCTCGCCTGCCTCAGCTTCCGCCTTGGCCTTAGCCTCGTCCTCAGCCTTCCATTGAGCCTCTAAGGCTCGGGCTTCCGCCTCGTCCATCAGCTCGTAGAGGTGTGCGTCTTGCTTCGGACATCGCACGAGGTAGCCTACGCTACGTCTCTCACGGCTTACCACCATCTGCCCATTGAGGGCTTTAATTCTTACGGAATGTGTACGTCTCATAATCAGGTTGTTAAAGTGTTACCTATAGTTAATTGTCCAGCCCTTGTCGCTGGCCGTATCTCCGAGATCTCCGAGTGCCTCCTCATTTGCGTCGAGGAGTGCACGGCTTAGGTCGATGCGCTTGCCCGTTACGTTCTGTGCGTTCTCAACGAGGTAGCGCACGCTCTCTACGGAGAGGTTAGCGCACGCGGAGAGGTCGAGATCAACCTTGAGACCCTTGATGCGCACCTCCTCGAGCGACGAGCATCCATTAAATGGAGCAGTAGGCGAATTGGCATTTGACAAGTCGATAGCCCCAGTAACTCTACGGAGGCTTGAGCAGTTGTTAAATGCGAAGGTGAAATTGGTCAGTAGACCTCCCGAGAGGTCTATTGAGACCTCTTCGAGCTTATTGCAACCCGAGAACATGAAAGAGGCATCTGTCACCTTTGGCGCATCTCCGATAGTCGCACGTGTAAGGGCGTAGCAATACTCAAAGGCTTTAGAGATATTGGTCGCATTTGTGAGTGCTCCCAGCGATACCTCTATGAGAGATCCGCACGAAGATGCGAACGACGACAGATTGACCGCCACACCAATATTCTCAATGCTCGGGAGATTTTTCAACGCCCTGTTTTGGGCGAAGCAATAATCAATGAGTGCTGGATTGTATCTTTCTGAAATCCTCAGAGGAGGAAGCGACTCATCAACATATCCAAAAAATTGCTGGCGTCTAAAGATGGACATTGTTACAGCCTGCTCCTTCATCCCCTCCACCGCCTTAATCGTGTCTACCAGCGGGGCATTCTCTTCTATCGTAGCGCCCTTGCTTGCGAGCGTCTTGTTGAGCTGTCGGAGCTTGCCCTTGAGGTCGAGCACCGCCTCCTCGGCTCGTTGCTTACTGCTCTTCTGTTCCATATACTACTGCCTTGATTAGTGATGCAAACGACCCGATGGTATCTGCCCACTCCCTCCTTGATAGCTTCGGATTGTCGTCTGTCTCTTGCAGGTAGACTTGATAGGCGTCATCGCCCTTCTCGCCCTTGCGGCTTATGAGGTACTCCGTGAGCGTCCCCGTGAAGCCGTCTTCTTGAGCTAACTCGTAGTTACTTTTCCCTGGGGCACCAGGCGCTCCCTTTTGCTTCTCGAGGAAGTCCTCAAAGGAGCCATTGTAGCCACGCTCGACAGCTGCCTGATAAAGGTCTTTCCCAGGTGCACCCTGAAGGCTGACGAGATAATCTACCTCCGTACCCTGAAAGCCTTGAAGCTCCTTGGCTCGTTCGTAGTTGGACTTCGGGATGATGTCCTTGGCGAACTGCTCCTCTGTGCCTTGGTAGCCGTGCTTCACAGCGAGCTGGTAGTTATTCAGACCGTCCTTGCCTTTCAGCCCCTCCAGCACGTTAGCAGTGACCTTGACGGGCGTCTCATTACTCCCGTACTTCGTCACCTTGCAGAGGTCTACTACTATCTCGTAGTCGTGGTAGCCGTCGGCGTAGGCTTCGTCGGGGATGCGCCCCGTTGCGGTCAGCGTGTACACACCAAGCCCCAGCTGTCGTGTCACCTCTGCCGTGACCTCTACCACCAGCTTCTTGTCCTCAATGGCGTGCGGTACGGGAACGCACCCATCTCCGCTCTCGCTCGCCACCTTTACACTCAGCTCCTCCAGCTCCGCAGGGTCAAGGACTTCGCCCGAGGGCTGTTTGACCAGCTCCACGGGTATCCTCTTGTCCGTGCCTCTCTGCACCAGCTGGAGCGCCTTGCCGTCGCTCTTACTTCCAAATGGTCGCATATATCGTTTGTTGTCGGGGTGGTTAGAAGCAGGACGGGAGGTCACCCCTCTACCGCCCGCCCCGCTGTGTTAGTTACTTTAGTCGGGTGAAGTTCTTCCCGTCGTTCGTCGTCATCGCCTCCTGCCGTGGCATTTCGCCCAGCGGGGGTATTGCTACGTGTACCCACACGCTCTGTCCCTTGCGCTCGAAGATGACCTGCTGGAAGCCACCACGCTTGCGGATGAGATCGAACAGCTCACGTAGTCGCTCGTGGCTCTTCGCTGGCACGATGTCAGCGGCCTGCCCTGCGAGGTGCTGGCTCTTCTTCGATCCTCCGACCGCATTATTGACCTCCCAGCCTCTAAAGCCCGATGTTACCTTGATAGGCTCGCCGAACTCCTCGCGGATGCCGTCGAGGTAGTCCATCAGTCGCAGGAGGTCTCTCTTCTGCGTGGCGTTGGGTGTGTTGTCTTTGCCGAGGCGCACGGCCGTTTGGCTTCGTGTCAGCTCCTCGAGGGTGAAATACTTGCTCATAGTCGTATCTGTATTACTCTTCTCCTTCTTCTCTCTTTACTCGCTCGACAAAGATGTCTCGGATCTCTTCGACGTCCTTGTTGCGTATTGCATTAGCTCCCTTCACGAAGCGTCGCATACTCTTCTCCATGCTCTGCGTGACGTTTTTAGGACTATTCTCCCAAATACTCGTGAACTCCGTATGTACGATAAGTAGCGTCACCAACATTGACACGTATGGGAGCTCGTGCAGGTGAGCGTATGACCACGCATCAGACATAAGCAGAATCCCATCGACAATGCCTGCAAGAGCCACACAGAAGTAGTACATCACAAGTCTGATGACGAACGAAGCGTAGCCCTTGCTTGACGCTCCGTTACCGAACTTCTTTGCGAGCTTCTTTGGGTCTCCCTCCAGCTTACCCTCGCTTACGATGATGCGAGCCTGCTTTTCGTCAAAGCGTTTGTCTCGCATAAGCGCAGAAGCGAGGTCAAGGAAGCGGGCGATAGTCACACTCGCATAGCAGAAGATCCCGATTACCGCTGCGTGCGTTATCTCCGTCTTGGAGAAGGCGTCAGGGTCGAAGAAGTCGATAATACTCATAGTCTTTGGTTTTGGTTGGTTATCGTGTTTTATGTCGAGCAGCTACACTACTTAGCTGCAGAATATCCTTTGCGCGGATCTTACCCTCTACCTCCACTCGGATAGATGCTGCGGAGGTCAAGTGGTTGGCGAGTCGTCCCTGCTGTGCCTTGTTAAGTATCAATTCGCCAGGATTGACTCGAGCGAGGACTCGGTCGCCCGAACCATCACCGCCTGGCACGATACCACCATTGGCGAACTTCGGTATCTTCTTTGCCGAAGAAGAAATGAGGGCTATCAGACCACCCACGGCTACCGCAGCGAGAGCCACACCGACAAACGGGATACCTGCGTGCGCCTTGGCAGCCTTGGCAGCCGCCCCAACAGTATCAGCAGAGGTCTCGGCCTGCGTAGCCGCTATACGCGCCGTCGTAAGCCCTAACTCCGTGGCGGTAGACGTTGCCTCCGTGGTTGTCACAAGCGTTCTACCTGCAACCTGCTGTGCTGTGAGAGCCTGCTCGGCAGCAGCCGCCACTTGTCTGGCCTGCGTAAGCCCTTCTATCATCTTCACAAGAGAGAGGATAGTGTCGATCCCCTGCGTCGCTGAGTCGAACACCGCAAAGAAGCGTTCCCACGCAGAGGCCTGCGAGTCGGGGTCAAACGCTTTTTGCAACTCGCTGAATGCACTCTTGAGGTGGCGGGCGCTCTGTGCAACGGACTTCAAGCCCGAAAACGACTGATCTTTGACCGCCTCTCGGTACTTCTTCAAGTCGGACTGAATAGTAGCCACCTTGATAGCTTGGTCGAGCGTCTTGGTCTCCTTCTGTGCCTGCTTGAGAGCCTCCGCAACATCCAGCCCAGCCTTTTCAGCCTCCTGCAACTGGCGAACGTAGTCCTCCATAAGTTGCTTCTCCTCACTAAGCTTCGTAGCTTCGTCCTTTTTGTAGTCGTAGCTCGTATCTCGTACACCCTTTACTGGGGTGGCAGCCTTAGCGATAGCGGAGAGGTCGTTTGAGAGCTTTTCGCCCAGTTCCTTTTTGAGGTTCTCCTGCCCCTCGGTAGTCGTGGCAGTCTGATTGGCTCGCTCACGTGTAGATGATATGAGCTTAGCGAGAGCTTCTGCGTACTCATTCTCCTTGAGCCTGCCCTCCTCACGTGCTTTCTCCAGCTTCTTCGCTTCGTCAGCGTAGTTGCGTTGTAGGCTTGCAATATCGGAGACAGCGTCTATCTCGCTCATCTTAGCCTTGACATACGCGTTGTCTACATCAAGCTCTCCGTTCTTTTTGATAAGGGCGTTCAGCTCGGCCTTCGCACGCTCCGCCTTAGCCCTACGCAGGTCGTCCTCCGTAGCAAGCCCGTACTTCACCTGCGCTGTTATCAGTTTAAGCTCCGCTGCGCTTCTCGCCTTCTCCTCAATTACCTCTCTTTCTACAAGGAGATGCGTCTGCAGACTCTGATACTGCTGGTCGTTGAGAGCCTTCTCGCCAAGAAGCGATGCGAGCTTCTCACGATACTGGGTGGCAACCTTGTCAAGGGCAAGACGATACTCCTCTTCGGAGATGATGCCTGCCGCACGCTGGTTGTGCAGTTCGTTGAGTTCCTTGGTGGCCGCCTCTCTCGTACGCTGTAGTTCGCTCTTCTTCTTGCTCTTCTTTGAGTCGTCATCGGAGGAGCTTGACACGCCACCGCCACCAGCGAAGCTCCCGCCAATAGACTTCACAACGCCATTGGCTTCGCCCTCAATCTCGATGCGCTTAACTTGAAGCTTTTCAATTTTACCATCTGAATCCAGGACTACTCTCGCATTCTGCTCCGCACCGTGCAGGTCGCTATATGTAAATCCCGACTTTCGGATATAGTCAAAGAAGGAAATAACCTCCTTTGACGGAGCAGATCCGTTTGAAGATACATAGGCGTTCTTCAAGTGAATGGTAGCGAATGCAGAGCCACTCTCGTGCCCAACCTCACCGCTTTTTGCGAGAGCCTTTGTGACCTTTTGCAACTCATCGGCTGATACGGACTTCCCGCCGCCCTTGAGGTACGAAGAGTACAAGTCCTGAATTGGCTTTCTCGACTCTTTGGAGATGTCGCTATAGAAGTCAATCTGTCTATCGATCTCCTTTAGCTTGAGTATCTTGCTTACGACATCCCTGATTCGGTCGTACTTCCCTGCAATTCGGTCAAGAGAGCCCTCCTGCAAGCCAAGAGACTTCTCTAATTGGTGCTGTACCGTCTTCTGCTCCTCGAGCTTCCCGTCTAAGCTCTGATACAGACTGAATAGGCGGGAAATCTGCACCTCCTCATCGCTTCGAGTAGACTTGATTTCTCTCTGCTTGGCGAGGTACTCATTCTGCAGTCCGTTAATCTCCTTCTGCTTACGATACCAGTCCGCAAGAGCGGTCACGATAGCCGTGATGCCTGCAATAATTGCCATAGGCGCAATCGTGGCCATAAGCCCCCGGATAGTCGCCAGTGTGGAAGCCCATGCGAGCCTTACCGTGGTCGTGGCTCTCGCCCATAGGGACACCGTGGAGGATGCCGCCTTGGTTTGCTCTGCGATAATCTCGCTTGCAGGACGGAACGAGAGGTTGCCCGCATTGCTGATAGCTCGCTGAGTGTTCAGCACACCAGCAACCGATGCAGACGACGAGGGGAGGTTGGTAGCTCTCCCTCCGATATTGTAGTGAGCCTTATCCGCAGAGGCCTGCAGAGCGGCAAGGCGCTTGATGCGCGCTTCCTCATTCTTCGCGCGGGCTTCTGCGAGGAGTTCGCGTCTGTTGTGGTTAGCCTTGTTCAGTGCGTCACCAGTGGCGGCGAGCGCACGGGCGTTCTGCTCCAGCTTACCAGCTAAGCGCGCTTCTTCTCGCTCTCGCTTCGTGATATTCGCAAGTTGCAGGCGTGACTGGTCCGCAATAGCCTTGTCGTACTCCCGCTGGCTCTTAGAGACTATCGCAGCCTGCTCTCTCTGCAGGTCACGGATAGCCTTCTGCTCCTCGGAGGTGTATCTCCCCGCCTTGTCAAGGGCAGAGGTAGCCGCCTTTATATCCTTTGGTGCCGTGGCAGCCTCCAGCGCACGCTTGGCAGCGGCCACTCGCTCATCCTTGGCTCGCTCTATCTGCTCCTGCTTGGCTATAATCTTAGCGGCTGCCTCATCATTTGCACGCTGGAGGGCGAGCTTAGCATTGGCAACTCTCTGCGCTGCCTCCTCTTCGCTTCTCTGCAGACCACGGAGTAGAGCCTGATGCTCGTTCAGCAGGGTGCGCTTCTCCGTCTGTGCATTGGAAAAGTTGTCTACCGCCTTTTGGAAGCGCACATCGCCAGTGTATTTGGCTACCTCCAGTCGTCTCTGCTCCTTCTCTGTTATAGAGCCAGCCGACTGCACAGCAGCCTCTGCACGCTGGAGCTGTTGCTGGGCTTCTGCAAGGGCCTTCTGCGCTTCCAGCTTAGCCCGCTTCGCTGACTCCTTGGCGGCCGCCTCGTCAGCTATGGCCTGCGCCTGCGAAGCCTTGATAACTGCCCCCGCTTGACTCCAAGTTGCAGAGAACTTTCCCCACAAACGCGCACCGAGCAAGCCTCCCGCCCAAATGTACAAGTTGGATAGGTGCGTGCGCAGGTAGTCCAGCAGATCCTTTACCTTTTCGACAAGAGCCTTGAAGTTGTCGTACACATGCAGTGAGTCTGCAAGGCTGGTAAAGGAGTTTTTGAGACGGCCAAGAGAACTCTCGAGGTTGTCGGTACTGGTGTCCCCAGAGAGCTTCGCCAGCTCGTCGGAGAACTTACCCATAATCTCGGCGCTATATAGCTTCCCTTCTTTGAGAAGTTTATCCAGCTTTGACATTGACACGCCTGCGGCTTTCGCCATGGCCTGCATAGCTACTGGCATACGCTCACCAAGCTGGCGACGGAGCTCTTCACTGGAAACCTTCCCCTTGCTCATCATCTGAGTAATCCCAAGGAGAGTCAATGATGCCTCGCTCCCAGAAATCCCAAATGAAGCGATTGCTTTGCCTACATTAGAGAATATTCGCTCCTGCTCTGCGATAGACACACCGACAGCCGCTGCAGAGGCCTTGAACTTAGCGAACGCCTCGGTAGTGCCGATGAGGTCTGTACCGTACTTATCCGTAAGTTCAGCAAGATATTTCAAGCTACGAGAGTACTCACGAGCATCCGTGCTGATATTGCGCAGTACTACGCGCGCACGGCCTGCCTCTCGAGCCGTATTGACAAGAGAGGAGATAAAGCTACTAATAGAGGTGACGCCTGCGCCCAACGCACCAACCATTGCAAGGGCTTGGAACTGGATTCCACGGAGTGAAGCGACGGCTTCATCCGCTCGCTGCTTGAACTTATCCGCAAGCAGCTCTAATCGGACGGAAAATGAAAGATTATTAGCCATAGGCTGGTAGGCTGAATGTGTGTATTACTTATCTGCGACTACGATTTTCGCATCCTTGAGCTGGTCAAAGATTGCCTGACCTACATCCTCGCTCTCAGTCTCCCACGGGAACGGCAGGAGCTTCTCGGGAGAGCAAACGGAGTCTTGTGCGAGGTGCGGTAGCATAGACATCCAGGTGAATAGACGCGTATACTCGAGCTTCTCCTGCTTGCGCTTCTGTATGGCGTTCAGAATAGCGGGTATCTCCCACAACTCCATTCTGTCCATAACATACCCTGCATCAATACCTCCGTCAACGATTATCATATTGGCGATAGTCGTGAAGTCGGGTCCGTCATCTTCGCCATCACTGGCGTCTCCTCCGCCTGCATCAGAGAGGGAGGCTGTAATAGGCGTAAGTTCCTCCAGAGTGCGCTCCAGTCGCCCATATAGATGCGACGATACCTCTACGCTATCCAAGACAGACTTCCACGCATCGAAAGGCATCTTACTACCGCCCTCTTCGCACCTCTGCAAGCAGTAGATGAGGAGAGGTATCTGCTCACCATCTTGGATATTCAGTGTAGAGAAACTCCGCGCGGAGAGCTTCTCAAAAAGAAGTACCGCGCGGAGTGTCAGTGGAAATGGCACGCTGTCCATTAGAGCGTGATCCCTGCGGCGGTAATCGCTTCGGTGCTTCCGATCTCCTTATCCGCCTTATCCTTTAGGGGACCAGAGCCGTTCAGCGTGCAGGTGAAGGTCTCGTACTCACCGCCAGTGCTATTCTTGCTAAGGTCGGAGATAGTGACCATACCCTTACGGAGAACTGCACCCTTAGTTACAGTGCGAAGGCCTGCCGCATCCTCTGCGATAGTCACCTCGCAAATCTCGAATGGGACAGCCTTACCCGATGCGGCAAGGTTTTCAAGAGCGTCGTAGGACAGATGCCCAGCGGACTTCGACACGTACGCTTCGATAGAGGCGGACCAGTCATTTCGACCTCCGAGCTTATCAGGGCTCTTGCCCGACATCTTACTGGAGATTTCGATAGTCTGTGGGGTGAACTTGAAATCATCCTTCTTCACGTAGGGGATGAACAGCCCACCGAGGAACATACTATACGACTCGCCTCTGACGAGGTCCTTGTTCTTATCGTATTTGGGGTTGGGAGGTGTTTGAGTTGCCATAAGAACTGCTATTTAGTTATTGGTTTTGGTTATGATATTTCGAACGTAAGTGACTGGAAGAACTTACCATCAGAGTAGCCCTCTTCGGACTCGTCGAGCGTGGCACGTGTTTCGCTCCATCCCATCGTCTTACCGACCTCATCATTGCGCCCTCCATCAAGGATAGCATCCACCAGATTCACCAGCTCAATAGATCTGTCGTAACCATCGGAGAAGCATAGCACGGTTACATAAGCCTCGCTGTGCGTGTCGCCTGACTTGTCGCGGTCTCGACCGTAGGCGCTGCGATATACGATTATGTAGTCGCCAGCGGTTTCTTCGGGAGCTATCACTGGGTATATTTTATCCCCTACAAGCTCCTGCAACTCCTCACACGCAAGGAGCTTGCTACGCACCCACTGGGCGGTGTGCCATTTTCTGTTATTGTCGAGATAGATACTCATACGTTGGTTAAGACTTTCGTGACACCTGCAAGTAGTATTCGCTGTGCGCGCGGAGTGCTTCTCTGTTTAGCGTGCGTCCAAAAGAGGGTGGGTTGCACCCTGCCTCTGAACTTCCCGCTCCGTGTGTATCTGTCGGCCGTCCCCTTGTCAATGAGGTGGGCGTGGTTAGCAGCTTGAGACTCCTGACCCATCGCCGTCGCTCCATTGACATAGAGGAAACCTACCGACACAGACACCCGTCCGCCTCTCCCTCTGCGTGGCATACGCCTACGAAGCCCTCGGATGAGGTTACCTCTTGGCACGTGCCCATTCCTATTCGGCTGTTTGTACAGAGGTGGCAGGGTCGTACGAACATCCTGCTGGTACACCTCCGCAGCGCGGAAGAATGGTTCACGCAGACTCTCGGGGCTTGGGGCTTCTTTGAGCCTGCCAATAAAGGCCTCGACCTCGGGAAATCCGTTGAGAGAAACTACATCTGGCATACTCTATTCATCCACAAAGCGAGCTGTGACCTGCACCGTTCTGTCAAGCATAGGCTGGAGCAGTACGATGCGATAGAGTGCGCCATTGAAGCGAAGCCACCCAGAGACAGATAGACGCTTATCAGCGCGAACAACGAACACCACAGCCGAGGTATCGACAACCTCACGAGCCTGCAAGCCGTCTTTATCGTAGGTCGGGCGAAGCGTTCGGAGGTAAGCACGAGAGCGGAAACTCTCTACCAGCTCCTCCTTTACCGCACCCGACGCACTCTGCGCCTTTACAGCCTTGAGGAACACCAGTCGGTGTGTGAATGCTCCTGCGTTCATCGCTCTAATCGGTATCTACCTATGAGTGAGCCAAGCGAAAAAGCAAGCTCCGTCACGCGTCCCACACGATACCCCTCTCGGTCAGCGTAGAAGCGTGCGACGAGCATCTTTACAGCGTGTTCGAGGCTATTCGGGAGGCTGCCGTCTGCCGTTTCTACCTCGGCAAGTGGTCTGTTGAGCAGATTGGATAAATGGTCTTCTGCTGTATCAATAAGATCACAGATAAAGGCATCATCCTCATCATGCTCTACATTCAGCTGCTTCTTTGCTTCCTCGAGAGAGATATATGTAGGCATAGCTTACTTACGCTTCAAGCAGGCGAATGCTTCTGCACGGAGGACCGTGAGAGAGTAGTCACCATTGAGAGTGAAGTCGATGCGGTCAGTGATACCGTTGTACTGGGCATAGAGGCGGTCGCCATTGCCGTGGTGGGCAAGGACAGCATAAGACAGCACACCGAAGAGGATAGCATCCTCGGGCATGAACGTAGTAGACACTACGGGGTAGCCGTTCATATGCCCATTCTCAAGGATCATCTGGGGATTGCCCTTTTCTACTGGCGTAGACTTGAGCAGGCAGTAGGTCTTGGGATGCACGAAGTAAGCGGCACTGCCGTCTACCTTGACATTCTTGCCGAGAACCTCTGCCTCGATAGTTACTACGTCCTTAATGGTGGGTGCTGTCGTGCTGTTCCACGAACCAGTGATAGGTGTGCCGTACGGAGTAGCGAGGATACTCCCGATACCATTGTTGGGAGCAACTGGCGCAGTCTTAGCGAACAGAGCCGTGTTGATAGCCGTGCCGACAGCCTGCCCAAGTCGCTCGAGCGTGATAGCTCGGAGGTTGAGGTTGGTTGCCGTGATGGCCTGCGAAGTTACGGGCACATATACACCGACACGCTCGGGCTTAGCGGCAATCTTGTCGAGGTTGAGATTCTGGTCGGTGAGAGCGACATTTTCCCCTGCGATGGTTGCCGTAACGCCTGCAAGCACGGGCCATACTGGCTGACCAACTACACCCGACTGCATCTTGAGACCTACCTTGGTATGGATAAGCTCTGCCTCGAGTGGCTGTACGACATCTTGGATAACCGTAGGCTGTGCATTCGCTACGTTCGTGGTCATCGTGGCGGCACGCTCCTCGATAGTTACAGCCTGATGCGAGTTCACTGCTCGGGTGGCTGCATCAAGGAAACGCTTAGCGGCTTCCACCTGCTCGCCAGCCGTGTCGGGTTCGAGTGCCTTGGAAGCGGCAGCGTTGATGCTTCGCTCCTGTAGGTCCTCGCTAACTCGGACAAGCTCGCGCTCTTCATCTTCGGTCAGCGCACCTGCATGTCGCTTACCCTGCAGCTCCTTGAATCGCACGTGCAATTCGTGTAGCTGTTCTTGTTCCTTTGTCATAGTTAATTGGTTAAATGGTTAAAGGTTGGACTTGGTTATATCAGCCCAGCGAAGAGCGCGCTCTGCCAATGGCGTACGAGCAACTGGCTCGGGAGCTTCCTCGGGGGTCGTTTCTTCTTGGACTGGTTCGGGAGTAGGCTCTTCGGTTGGCTCGGGTAATCCTCGCTCCTCATCGAGAGCCCGCTTTGAGCGTTCTGCAGATGCAGTGGTTGCTGGATAGGCTGGAGTACTCACAACCGATACATCCCCGAGATACGAGAAGTGGTCAATGTGACGAATATACGTCCCGTCCTCCTTTTTCTCCCAGCGTGTGTCCCCCTTATTGACACCAAAAAGGAATGAAGAGGAGCGCAGGTCTCCTCTGCGAAGGAGTTCCAGCGTATCGTTGCCTAACTGCGTGTTGGGAGCGTCAAATCGGTAGAGAAGCCCGCTGTCCGTGATGGTCAGCTGTAGGCTTCCTTCTCCGTTCGTGCTTCTCGCAAGGAGCTTCGTGCGGTCGTGCTCGTAGAGAGCAAGGACATCGGAAGAGCGAAGCAACTCCTCAGTCACTGCGCCCTTATGCACAACCTCTCGGAATGCACGCCCATCAAGGAAGTCATACAAGACCTCGCTCTCTTCTTCGTACACGATGGCAAGCCCCTCAATCGTGCGGCTTCCCTCACTTTGGAGTGATGGAGCAGATAGCTCGCTGTGGCTACTTCTAAGCTCGAGTATTTTGGTTTCGCTCATATCTATCTTGGGCTTTATATAACGTAGTTATAAGGCGCATTTTGACACCACTTTTCGCTATTCCTCTGCACTTTTGGAAGGGCCTCCATCTGGGTGCAACTCCTCAATACTCGGGCGAGAGGAGACAAGAGCCACGTTACACGTGATAAACAGCTGGTCGCCACCCTCAATAGGCTCTCTGTTCTCGAAGATGCGACCCTCGTTAGGGGTCATCACGCCCGCTTCCACACTACTCTTTACGTACTCAGCACGTGTGCGCAGGTCGGTGGCGAATAGTCGGGAGAGGTCAAAGCGGATGCGCTCGGATGCCCGCCTTGATCTTGGCAGTAGCTTCACAGAGAACTCCTGTTCAATCTGCAGGATAAGGGGCTGGAGCGTTTGGTTGAGGAAGTTTATCTGCGAGTTCTCTGCTTCCTTGTAGTTGGTACTTTGGTCTGCGAACACCATATAGGGATGCACACCAAAGAAGCGACATATATCCAGCACGGAGTACTTGCGCACCTCGAGTAGCTCGGCATCAGCATTGCTAACAGAGGAATCTATGAATTGCATAGACCCAGACAAGCGGACAATTCTACGCCCCTGGGCAATCTCGTTATTCACTCGGTCTACCACTTTATCTGCCACATCGGAGTCAAGTGCGCCAATCCCCTGCAGTTCATTCCCCCCCACGAGGAAACCGCTCTTTTGGTTACCCGATAGCAGTCCATCATTCGTCTGTTTGTCTGCATTGGCGCTAAGTGACATAGAAGTCGAAGCGTACGTAATGGTGGAAACCCCAGTATAACCGCCATCGAGGCTGTTGTTCTTTAGGTGGATAATCTCGTCCGCAGTAAACACGCCATTGATATTCCATACGAAGTCCGAGATGCTGTACGTGTTGCTACTCTTGTCATAGGAAACTGAGCCGTCACCGAGAAGAATTAGATCCAGCAACTCACCATGAGAGGAGTATCGAGGGTAGATATAAGCATTCCCCGAGAGAAGAAGTCGAGAAACGATATTCTTGAGCAGAACAAAGAAATTCTGCCTGCTATTTGCCTGCCCAGCAAATAGGGTATTTAGCTGCGTGTTTCCAGCATACTGGAATATGCTCCCCGAGCGCTTTAGGTGTTGTAGCTCGAGCGAGGCAATAGTCCCTGAGAGAATATCCACGCATCGGTACACGCTGGCGATGGTCATTGCTCTATCTGGAGTAGCCACCGAAGCACCATTGAACTGGTCTATAGCATTCTGTATTCTGTCGGAAGCGTCGCACTTATCGCCACCAGCGTAATACGATCGCTTGAAGAAGCGGGTGAATAATTGAGAAATGGTCATTTTATACGATAGTTTTGAAGTGGTTGAACAGCCAAAAGCCCATCAAGCAGGTTATAGCTCCGTCAATCTTGTCCGAAGCCACAGCCTTGACGGGCTTGCGGTTTTCGAGGCGGTCCTCGTCTATCACAGCGTTGCCAAAGCAGTATGCCGTGATAGGATTAGGGTCAAACGTGATGCTATCCTGCGATAGAGCCAGCTCAAACGACATCACAGCCGTATTGAACGAGCCATTAGTCTGGGGGATAGCCTCCAGATTTGCCTTGCCCACCTGCGGGGTAGACCGCAAGAGGTTGGTGAACTCGAGAGCCTTATATGGGTCGTAGCCTATTTTGAGCGTAGAGAGTGGCTGTCGGAGAATAGTATCCACGATGAGGGGGTAGTCGATGCTGTCACCCTTACATAGCGTCAGATATCCGTCATCCGCCCACCGCTTGTAAAGCTCTCGGTTTACGTGCGTGGCGAGCATACCCTCTGGGAAGAAGTAATGTGTGATAGCGTGGAACGGGCATACTTTGGTGCGCCCCTCGGGAACACGACTGGGCGTGTAGACAAGGAACGTAAGCGCGCTAAAGTCATCACGGACGGACAAGTCCACAGCGCACATAGCCCGATAGCCACGAAGCGACTCCATAGGTACGTGCATGAACGCCTTTTCAATCGTCTCACGAGGTATCCACATCTCACGCTCGTCTCGAGCGAAGATATTGAGGAGCTTGTTGCGGAATGCCTTCATATCCCCTGCCGTGAGCTGGGCTTTCTTGTACTCCGCTTCGTAGTATTCAGGGCGCACCGTTACGCCTAAGTGAGGCTGTACCTTGTGCCACGTATTAGGGTCGCCCTCCTCGTCATCTACATCGGGCTCAAAAATGTGGGCAAAGATGCTATCATTCTCCACCTCTCCGCGGAGGATAGACTTATAGGCATCCAGCATCTCCGTAAAAGGCGTATCGAGCTTGTCGCTGGCGGTTGTGATTACCACCGTTAGGGGATTCTTTCTCGCACCCATCGAGGAGGTGAGAACACTCTTTAGCGCATCATTGTCCGCCTGCGCATACTCGTCGATGATCACCAGTGAAGCATTCAGACCATCCAAGCGGTCAGCCGCAGACGACAGACAGCGTGCGATAGACATTTTTCCAGGTATGCGATTGTACACCTGCTCTCTGTTGATTTTAAAGCGCCTAAGAGCTGGGTCAAGCGCACGGAGTATCTTAGAGATTACATCGAAACACACTCTTGACTGCTGGTAACTATTACTACCCACGTAGCTCTCTGCGTTGGCATCACCATAGAGGAGGTCATACACCGAGAGCGTAGCAATAGAAGTCGTCTTGCTGAACTTACGTGGCACGAAAAGAAGGACATCACGAACAAGTCGCCTTTCTCCGTCCTCGTGGTAGAACCAAAAGATATTAGTGAACTGAAATACCTGCACTGGGGTGAGAGCGAAGAATACCATACCCTCGGCAGACGGGAGGCGGATATGCTCGTAGAACGTGATGAAGTGCAACACCTTTTCATCACGGAGGACATACCTATCGACCTTATGCAGGAAGCGCTCGATAGACAGAAGCTCGTACACGTTGTGGAGGCTCGGGTGCTTTATACACTCGCGGATATACTCCGACAGACGCTTGTCGAGCTTATTGAAGCGTTGGTATGTGATCTTAGCGCTTCGCAGCCGCTCTACGACCCCGCTTTTCAGTGCTGTCGCCTCGCTTTGGCTTAGTTGCTTTGTCATATACCTGCTGGAGTATGTAATTGAGCTTGTCCACCTCGTCTCCGCTCGTGAACTTGGCCGTTCTCACGGTCATCTGAAGCTCGGACAGCTGTGCGCGGAGTTCCTTAGATGCTTCAATAAAGATGGACCATGCAGGATTAGCGCGCTTGCGTGAATCGCCCTCACGACTGGTCTCTTCGACCACTATTCCATCAGACATCAGCACCGCATAAGACTCCCTGCACACACCCGACATTTGCGCTGTGGCCGATATTAGCGGCTCAAACGCTGGGGAGTACGCTTTAAGGGCCTTTAGCCCATCTCTTAGAAAGCATGCGGTTTCTTCTTGCGTCATTTTGTAGAGGGCACTACATAGACACAGCGAAATGCATCATTTTGACACCACTTTACCCCCAAAACTTTTCAAGCTGCATCAACACCCCCATGCGACTTTGAGAACTCGTGCGAAGAAAAGGGAGCGAGGGGTGGTATGCAGGGGGCCTTCCCTTCCACAAAAATCGCCTCCCCCTCTTCCTCGGAAAGTGATTTTTCGGTCGTCGAAAAAAAATGCGAGGAGGGCGGAAAAATAAGGCTAAAATGTTGGAAAATAGCGTTTTAGATTTGGCGGTTTCGATTTTTTGCCCTATCTTTGTAGTACAAAATGAGAGGGAAACGCCCCTACCATTTTGAACGGGAACGAACGCAAAAAGCCCCGCGCTCGTTTCACAACGGACGACGGGGCTACCATTTTTTTTAATATCACTGCAAAGGTATGAAAACTATTCAGACCAACCAAAAGGCATACGCTACCACGTACGCCGTCGCTACGAGCTTCATCCCTGAACTCATCCAAGTAAAGAACGTGAACGGCATCCAGTGTCTCCTATCAGACGAAGCTATAGGCTACGACATCGACGAGGAGACGGGTGAATACCCTGACATCATGCAGTACTACCTAACTCAACTAAACGAAAGCACCTGCAAGCAGCTAAATGATCACTTTGGCCTAATGTTTGCACACTGCACAGCCCTTGACTTGTGGGTACTCCTCGTGCCACACTGTGGCACAGGGTGGAACTACGTCAGAGTAAGCACCGACCTTGAGGAGTATGCTGCTCCACTTGGAGCAAGCAAGCTAAACTAACCACAAAAAGATACCAGACGATGGAAACGATCAAGAACAACGCCACAAGCGTATATAAGGCCTACGAAGAAATGACGCCTAAAAGACAAGAGCTATACGAAGCAGCTGAAAAGCTGATAACCGACTATCGTGGCTACGTCGGTGGCCTGATCACCTATGCAGACTACAACATATGCGACAACTCCATAGATCACTACACTCCTGAACGCCTATGCTACGAGTATATGGACGCTGAAATAGGAGAATTTGATACAGCTCTTGACGTCATCAAGTACCTATCTGAGGAGTGTGGCGTTTGGAAGGGTGAAGACCTCGAAGCAATCGCTATAGAGCAAAAGAGATCAGGAGACATCTACAGCATCGGAGGTACATGGTACTTTGGAAATCTGTAAAAACTAATAGCTAACAACTTAACATATAAAAGACATGGAAACGAAGACTAACAACGTGGTAAAAACAGACCTGTCGATAGTATCGTACTACCTCAAAGAGTACCAGGCATACGAGGAGTATAGACTATCAGAAACGCACATCATGTCCACTATCGACGACATAGCCACCTACATGGTCGAGCAGTACGCAGAAAGCAACGGGCTATCACCCCACGACGTCCGAGAAGAAGGCTTGCAGTACATCTACGACGCACTAAACAAGGAGTACAAGAGATACAAGGTGGCACGCATCGAAGACCTGCTAACCGCTGTTATTAATGACGACCTTATACATGACGTGCAAATAGAGGACTTTGGCGGCTGCCACGGCGTAAAAATCACCTATACCAACGAGGCGGCAGCAAAGCTACGAGATCTATACGGTGACGACAGCGACGAGTACAGCCTATACGACTTAACTATAAGAGCCCTAACGGCGGGTACTGAAAAGACCCCAGACGATATAAGCAGTGTGGTCGATGAAGCATGGTCGGTAATTAGTGGTAACTTTGACGAGGACGTAGCCAGACACAAAGAGCCGCTAACCACCGACAACAGTGTACAAGTCGACGAGCAAGGAAACATAATCATCAACGAGATTAAGTTTTACATTTCAAAATATAGCGGGGGGCTGGTGGCATACGATAAGGTAGATGTCGTAGATATATACGACGCAAAACGCCTGCTCGAAAAGCTGCTATACACCTATATCAAGGACACCCCATATAAAGAGCGCTGGAGCATCAAGATAGAGACGACAGATGGTACAGCCGTGGAATGTAGCTGGAGTTGTGCCAGCTACGAGCACAACGATGAGTATATAACGACAGCCGTGGACAATGAACGCCTGCAAGATCGAAACCAAGCAATCTACCTATTTCAGGCGTATGAGATCGGCAACGCTAAATGGACACTCGCACACACCAGCAACAAGGAGTTTCGAGAAATCTGCAAGGAGTGGTTTAACGACCACGTAGTATCCGTTATGGATCGATATCCTGGCGAATTCAGCGACGACGAGCGTAAAAGATCGGACCAAGTGCGACAACTACTAAGCGACTACTAAGATAGGACAACAAAAACGCCTGCAGTCGATAGCGACAGCGGGCGTTTTTGCACCCCTATATAGGGGTGTGGCATAGTCGTAGGCACGTGGCTGCACCAGTGCTAACGACTTTTGCACGTTGTGAGAGCTGGCACACACCAGCGTATATATACAGCGTGGTAGGCTATGCAGCTCTAACGAGGTGGATAGTCACAGCGGGGGTATGCCCCTTATAGATCCTTGACATACTGACGACAAACAGAGAGCTACGACCACGGGGATAGCTATACCCGTGCAATAGGCGGCCACCTGCATGTATATGCAAGTAGACCAGCGCCAGCGCCAAAGTCCAAAGGGTGGAAATACACCTAATGAGATAGCTATACCACTATAGGACGAGATGCACCATAACGGGCGGGCTATTCACATCAGCAAAGGCGGTCACTCGGATAGGTAGGCAGACACAAAGGCGGTCAATTCAGCCCGCGCGCGCTCCTTAGACGAACTCAAACTATTAGAGTGTAGTACCCTATGCGCCTCTACGTGGCAGGCCTTACACAGCGCTCTAAGGTTGCAGGGGTCAAAAGCCCGCGCCTGCATATCAAGCGGCCGCCCTGCACACTCCTCAATAGGGCGTATATGGTGTACGTCTGTGGCCACCGTTGTACGTCCCACCTCCTCGCAGTCCTCGCAAACGGGGTGCGTGGATAGGTATGCAGCTCGCAAACGACGCCAGCGCCTTGAGTTCATCAGCCGGGTGTACTCCTTAGTCCTATGCCTCTTCATCCTGGAGGGGGTGGCGGGTGAAACTGGAGAAGTCGGAGCGGTGGCAGGCGCTGACATCATCGTGATGATGAGTACAGCCACCGCCCTCGTGATGAGAGTTCGTGTGATGAGGCTCGTGATGAGTCAAGTCCGCGCGCTTATGATGAGTGGCTCGTGATTCGTTGAACTTGTCAAGCGCCCAACGCTCGTATGATTCGTAGCTCGTGATTTGCGACGGAGGACACTGCAGGCGCAAGAGCGATTCGTGAAGCAGGTCACGAGGAGCGAGTGAGTCACCAGTGAGTCGCTCGGCTCGGTCTGCATACTTATCGTAGAGTGCTTGATAGTGCAGACGGATGAAGCGCTCGTACCACTTCGGAGCATCAGCGTGCGAGGGCGTGGCCTGCTCGCCAACTATTTCCATTTTGGACATACTTGATACTTGGCCATTGAAAAGAGCGAGCAAGACAGCCGTCTCCTTGTGGCCATCCTTTTTTCTGCGTCGTCTGCGCCCGAACTCTGGAGCCTCCCAGTCCGCCAGAGCCTTGAATGCGTCTTGAATGGTTGTGTCGTCAGGGTCTTTCTCCCTCTGCTCTGCATCTTGGAGCAGGCGGATAGCCATAAAGACAGAAGCCTTAAACAGCTGGTGGTTGCTCTTGAAGCCGAAGTGCTTGCGCAGTCGTCTTACCTCTACCGCTGCATCTGCGCCTATCCATGTTGTGATGCGCTGGTAAACTGGGTGTTCTTCTTGGATTGCCATATCAGTAGACATATCTCATATAGTATATTAGTGTGTTGGGTGGTACGGAGCGCAGTCCTGCGGTGCACCACAGAAAAGTTCATTTAGAATTCCGAGGAACTTCTTATAAAATAAAACCGCACCCCCCTTAAACGCAAGGGAGGGCGGTCTTATTGGCTACCTACCACGCCTTGGCGTGTGGTCTCTTATTATCTTCCAAGCCGAGCCTGCGTAGTCCACGTACTTCACATCCTTTTCTCCCGATAGAAGTTCAGGGCGAAGCATACGGGGGGTGACCTCATACCTTGGTCGTAGCTGGTGGTATGTACCTCGTTCTGTGCCTTGGACTATATCAATCTCTCGACTGACAGCTATCCACTCAAAGCCTGCGTATAGTCGGTGCAGTGGGTACTTACACCAAGCGAACGTACCAGAGAGCGCATACCCCCTGATGGGCAAAGCTCCGTAGACTCTACCGAAGCAACGTGCGCGGTAAGCCGAGAGGAGATAATCATCGGAAGCCACTCTATTTGCACCGAATACCTCAGCAAGGCTCTTCCCATCACCAAGGTATCGCAGGATAGATGGAGAAGCCGAGGGGATGCCATAGCCTGCCGAGAAGTGCAGTTCGTCGTCGAAGCTTTCAGTCGTCGAGTCACTGAAAGTAAACCGCTCCCGTCTGTTCTTGGCTATATCATCACCAGTACGCCCGAGGTAGTCTGAGATCCACATCGAGGGGGCTTGTGCGAGCACCGCACTGGGAACGCTCCACAGCTTCCACTCCGTAAACTGTTCGATATTCTCACCCTTCTTCTTGTAGAATGTAGGTACGCTGAACACCTCTAACTCTAAGTGGGTGAACCCTCGAGGTGGAAGCGGAATAAACACTCCGTCCCCCTGCTGGTCGCCAATGTTCCTGCGGGCGTGCGTTATTCCTCCCCAATTAAGTTTGCTCTTATCCCCTCCATAGGAAAGGAATGGCACACTTCGAGTTGATCCTGCTGGGCCTGTCGTCCACCTCAGCTCACCCGTTTGGCTGTACTGATTATATATGAGGTATAACTTCTCTCCGCTGGAGTTAGTCGCAGTCAGACTAAATGGTACGCGTGCCTCAATTAGCTGGTCCGTAAACTCCTTATTTGCCTTAGCCGAGTCGTTTATCCTCTTCGTGCCCTCTGGATCTCCGAGGTTGTAGTTTCGTCCTGACGAATTATTGGAGTACATCTTGAGGCGCTCACCCGTAATCTCGTTCATCTCCTGATAGAGGTCTGAGCCAAATGAGAGTAACAGAGGCATATCAAGACGAAGGCAGAAGTTAGATATATCTCCTACGTTCGGTATCTCCATAGTCCAAGGTGTTTTCTCGTTGAGCTTGAGACCGAGCGGGCGATCTGTTGAGTTCATCTGATCTCGATACCACTTGAGCATCTGCACATACCCTCGTATAGCTCCCTCCTCTTGCGCTGCATAGTTGTTGAACGACTTGGTGAGGTCGTAGGTGAGGTCGTTGAGGTCAGCACCGCTGTCGTATATCACACAGTCCTCGTCCACCAGCTTTAGAGCTTGGTTGGCATACACGCCATCACGCACACGCTTCCAGCCGTCTACCCTTGCATAGAACACACTGTACTCCGTAACCCTTGGACTAAGTCCTGCGCCAAACTTTAGGCTCTTCACTCGCCCGTGGATACTCTTAGGATTCCATACCAAGGAGTAAAAGCGCCCATCCTCACCGAGTGTCTCCGCCTCCACCTCCAGTATGGCAGGAGTCTTAGCTGTACCCATGAGCGGGTCCGTTGTTCTAAATCGCCAGCCGAGGATATTCTTCGAGGATACATCAGCTCTTCCTACGGCCACCCACGGGGCGTAGTCTTCAATCTTTGGAAGCTCCATACCCTTGCGTACGGAATCAAGGTGCGTGTATGTAGTCACAACAAGATTACCATAGCTCTCATGAAGAGACAGCTCACCATCATCTCCAAGCACCTTCATCTGGACTGGAGTAAAGGATAGTTGAGCATCCTTGTTGTTAAGCGTTGCCGCAGGGGTTGTGTTACCTTGTTCGAGAGAGGATATATCCGAAACAATGTACATTCCGCTGGACTGCTCTATTCGCAGGCTAAGCGAGCTAAGAACACGCTCAAGCACCTCCAGAAGAGACATCGGAGTGTCGCTGTCCTCGAAGAACTGAGAGGTATCTACAATCAGCCCCCTCTCTCTGCGCGAAATAACATCTCCGTTCAAGACTTCATCCTCGGCATCATACCTTGACAGCGCAAAAACCACATTCTTACGCAGGCCAGGAAGCACCCCCCCTGGTCCATTCGGAAAGCGGTGGCGCTCGTGCATCCATCCCTCGATACCCATGTACAGAATGATTCGAAGAAGATTCTGGAGTGACATCTTCTCCTGCACTCGTATCTGTGGCTCAAACGGCCTGCTGGTGACGGGTATTCTTGCTAATCGTCCAAAGTCATTAGCCTCGAAGCTGACAAGATACCCAGTATCTTGGTTAGCTGGCTCTTTGTAGCTCTCTGGATCAAGCGTGCCACACCAAAAACAATTACCATCCTTTGTCGTTGGATCAAACCTATCAATGCAGGCCTGCATCCACTGATCACTCAAAGTGCCATTCGCAGGTAGCTTCTCATCACCAAGATACATCAGCACGACCGACACGTCACCCTCGGGGGACTGCACAAGGTGACGATACCGCTGGTCCGCCCTCTCCTCCAAGAGAGAGAATGCCAGCCTACCCTTGACTACTGGAGCAAGGGCGTCGTCACTCTCCGTCGTCAGCGTCACCGCAGGAACGCCAAGACGCACCTCCTTTATCTTTGGGTAGCTCTTGGTTTCATCCGTGTCGGGATAGGCTATAAGGAGCGCCCACATATTCCCCGATACATCCTTGAACGGAGCTACGTAGTGTTTGAATGTCGTGTTACTCATATTCTTCTTGATTAAAGACCGTGGTGAGAAGTATCTGGCTTTTTCCAGCATGGTTGCCCATGCCACACGTAGGCCACCTCCCAGCGAAGTGGCTTTGTCGGTAGACTTGCGGAAGAGTGAGCCCCGGCAAAAAAAAAATTAAGCCGAGGACGAGGCCTGCGACGGCGATGATCAGTACAGCGCTCATACCTTATCTGATTACGTTTACCACATCCAGCAGTCGCACCGAGGTTACCACATTTTCCCAGCTGTCGGAGATAGTGTTGCAGGCATCCATTGCGGAGAGCTCTTTGATAAGCACCCTGCGAGCGGTCGTCTTGCCATTCCCATCGGTAAGCCCTATAATGTAGTAGCGGTAGCTCTCTCCGTCTACATCAAGCCCCACAGCGTCAGTAACACCGAGGGGCTTGAGCGTCTTGATCTCCACAGCATCGGAGGTCGTGTCGGAGAAGAAGTTTAACACCTTAGCCTCCGCTTCGGTGTACGAGAGAGCATCCACAAGGTAGCTCTCGGTGACTTTCTTGTCATCTAAGTTGCTGTATGCAACTCGTGCGAGGAATAGTTCCATATTGTTAGTGTATTACGTTAGTTGTCTGTACTGCAGGCCTGCATATTGTAGTCCTGGATGATTTCATCGATGATCTCCATAGCCATATCCCAGTTGCGACACATGAGGCCTTCGGAGATGAGGCGAGAAAAACGCTTAGCTGTGTAGGCTGGCAGGCTGTTCATCGAGACGAATACAGCGATGCGAGCCGTCTGCGCCTTAGTAGGCAGGCGCCCTCGTCCATAGCCGTAGCTCATAGCCAGCTGGCAGTAGTGCCGTGCCTTGTCTAAGTCCTCACGACCACCCTTCTCGTGGTGGCGAGATACGTATTTGACTACGTTTCCCTGAAAGAAGTCCAAGCCTAATAGGCTGATCAGTTCGATTGGCTGGAAGCGCATATCCTTGTAGTGGCTTCCTCCTACCTGTGTATCAAGTACGTTCATATCGTTAGCATCGCGGTTTATTTATCTTCTGTCTCCCACTTGAGTAAGCTCCATACGTTCCCTGCGTACAAGTCCCAGAAGAACGCCTTAGCCTCTTCGAGCGTCTTGGCTTTGAGCTTCACCACCTCGAAGTCTCGGAACATACCAACGATGTAGCCCCAGTATCCAACCCCCTCGATGTGGCGTATATAGAAACTCATGCCTATGCCCGTGTGCGCTACTATCATATCGTTCGTGCCCATACTGCGCCAGCAGAGTGGCTCAAGTTCACGTTCTAATTGCTCTTGTGTCATAGTCGTTAGCCGTTAGTCGTTAATGCCGAGCAGTCGGCAGATGAAGTCGAGGCGGTGGGCTTCGGCCGTGGCCTTTACCTCCTCCAGTGTCGGGAAGTTGTCGAACTTGCGCATAACGCACTCGCCCACTTCCCCTCGGTCAGCCATCGCCATAAGGTAGAGGCTCACCCGTTTAAGTTCGAGGCACTTATACTCGTAGAAGATGCGGTACTCGATGTCCATATCTCCCCGCTTTATCTTGGCTTTGAGGTACTCATATCCGTAGCGCCCATCCTCTATGCGCGTCCACTCCAGCGGGCATTTCGCCAGCTGGGCTTTTACTTCTTCGCGTGTCATAGTGTCTTTGATAATTCTCTAAGGTCTTTCATACATAGGTGGATAGAGCGCATTCGAGTCTGTGCATCTTCGCCTCCGTTGATTTTGAACTTTACGTCCATTTCAATCTCGCCACCAAAGTCACCATCGCTCCTTTGGCGGGATATTGACCGAAAGTGTACCCATTTCGGATTATCGTCGTCTCCCTTATTACGGCAGGCGTATTGCACCACCCTGCCGTCGTCGAGGGTGGCTGTTCCGATAAGCGTCCCCTTCTCGTTCTCCTCCCACGTTAGCGTGGGTGCTATCTTCTGTGTCATAGTTCGTTGTGTTGATTAGAGTGCGCCCCGCACTGATCTCCCCAAGGAGGTGTATAGCAGGGGAGGCTTGACCCAAGCAGGGCGCACTCGTGGTTAGTTATGTTCGTTGCGTTCGCTCCTCAGTTTGTCGAGGGCTTCTATCGCCTCCCCCCATTCACCCCCGAAGACGAAGGTAATGGCGCTCTGCGCTGTGTCGCTTAGTGGCACTTCCTTTGCTACCTCACGTAGCTCTCTGAGTAGCTCGGTGTAGTCCTTCGTGTCCGCCTCAAATTTGAGGTTGGAGACTACACAACATCCATCTATCGCTGTCGCTATTCGGTATGGGTCGCCCGTGTTCAAGAAGTTCACCACATCTGATATTACACACCCTCGGAAGAAGTCGATACGATAGGTTGCAAACAGGTTGAGGCACCATGCTGTCAGTCTCTCTCTTTGTTCTTGGGTCATAGCAGTGTGCATTAGTTGTCTTGCTTCTGTTGTTCCTTTCGGAGCTGGTTGAGCTGGGTGCGGATGCGGAGGTTCTCGCTCGCCATCCGATCGAGTTGCCGACTGAGGTAGTAGTTCGTTTTGCTCATGCTCTCCCGTAGGTCGTCCTTGGACTTGCGGAGCTTCGTCAGATCCCTGCGCTCGCTCAAAATCGTGAGTGTAGCAGCTATTGACCAAACCAGTAGGCCACTGCATGCGATGATGAGCAGGTCGATGATATTTGACTGTGTCATAGCTTATTTCTGTATTAGGTGTTATAATTGCTTGCTGTAAAGTCCACCGCCCAGATTGACGTAGCCCCTAAGCCCCATTACCTCACTATACACGCTGTCAAGGATTCGGTACACTCCCTTGCCACCTGGACTTAGATAGGCTTCGACAAGGTCATCCCATCGGTCAATGATTGGCTTGTAAAAGGGGAATGCTTCAACGACCTTTTGAAGCTCCTCTTTCGTGACCTCCCCATACGTGACAAGGTCGTAGCACCTTGAAAAGTCATCCCAATCATACGGGACATCAAAGCCGCTGTGAGAACCGTCTCCGTCGCGGGCAACACCCATTAGGGCGCACCACATCGTTCTTGATGATATGCCAACGTGGCGCGCGCCTATCCACTCCAGCATCTTAGTCTTGTTCATGCTTGTTTTATGTGCTTTGAGCTATATCTTCTTAGTATTTCTTGCCGTGCAGGGCAGGGCGGAGTTCGTTGTACTTGGTCTTCAGCTCGATGTGCGTCATCAGGTCGATATCGAGGCGGTCACAGAGCAACTCGAGGGACTTGATGGAGTAGAGAATGGCGTAGCGGTGAGCGTACTTACCACAAAGGCAGCACGCCTCCTGAAGGATAGGCCAAAGTGCTTCGGCAAGTGTCATTTCCCCTGCGATGTAGAATGCAGATACGCCTAAGTCGGTCTCTACCTCCGTCTCCGAAAGCGCACGATCTTTGAGCATCCAACCAAGCAGGTCAAGCAGGCGTTTAACTGCGTCGGCAATTTCGTCCTCTACGGTGTCCTTGACCTCACGGAGGAACTCTTGAGCGTAGGGCTCTCCCTCTATACGCTGGAGCGTGTCTATCGTGTCGGGATCGAGCTTCGCCCACCTTCCTATGCGGTCAGCCTCGATAGCCTCGTGAAGCTCTCCGAAAGCGAGCATCAGAGAATGCCCGACGGAGCGTGGCTCATCCCAAAAGCCTTTAGCCACAGCCCGCTCGTGGAAGTCCTGAGAGAGACGGGCAAGCATCTCTACGTTGTAAAGTCTGTATGTCATAGTCGTTGCTATTTGATTGGTTTCTTCTTCCCGACTTTCACGTCGAACTCGACGTAGTCGCCTTTCCTGACGCTGTTGTAGGCTTCCTTTGGGACGACTGCCGAGTAACGATCAACGCTGAATACCCCGTAGTCGTAAAACACCACCACATAGGCGGTATCTCGCCCTTCCATTCGTATGTGCTTCCCTACAACATTCCCAGCTCTGTATGGCGAGCTATTATTGCAGGAGGCGCAGACGATAGAGAGGAGGGAAGCAAGTAGGAATCGCTTCATCGCTATTTGTCTGTGGTTGGTTGCGGGTTCATCACGGGCTTAGTGCGCAGGGGTCGTGGCACTCGCTCCAGCGTGGTAAGCTTTGCCGTGGGTGCTTGATACTCGCCCTTGGTCAGCACCTTCTCTGCGAGCTTGAGGGTGAAGTCGCTGAAACGGCTAATCATACCGAGAATATCGTGCTGTTGTCCGCTTACGACTTGGAAGTAGCCCATCTGCTCATCCTTGATCTTGCACGCCTCATCGTGCATCTTGGCTATGTCCATTGCCTGTCTTTTGAGCGTGGAGCTGGTCCGCTCAAGAAGTCGCAGGCGTGAGTGGAGCGTCCAGATGAGGTAGCCCATCACTAGCAGGCCTGCAGAGAGTAAGAGTAGTAGTGTGATTGTCATTTGTCAAATAGTTTGGTAGGTGTTGCGAGGTGGTGGATAGCGAGGAGTAGTGCATCTCGCTCCTCTTGGTTGGTGCGAGCGAGCTTACTCTTCGTGAGCGTCAGATTGTGACGCCTGCATACTTCGAGTATTTCAGAGTGGGTGATCTTTCCATCTTGCCCTCTCCAGTGCTTGAGCAGTGGCTTTTGGCAGATGATCGGGAATTCTTTTGCCCGTATCGCATCTCGGAGAAGCTCGCCAACCATAGCACACCGCCCAAGGTGATAGCCTTTCTTGGCTACAACTCTGTGGTTATCTTTTGGTGATGCGTGCCAGTTGTGTGCGGTACTCCAGATATCCTCGAGGACAAAGCGGTAGATGCACTCCGTCTCGCTTCGACGTTCAGCTAAGCAGCATAAGGCTTCAAAGAAGTCGAGACGATCTAAGACTCTAAGGAACGAGATAGTCTCCAGGTGAATAGTGCGGTCGGTGATGTTGATGCAAGCCCACCCAGAAGCCTCCGTATCGGGGTCTATCCCAATAAGGAGCGGCTTCTTTTGAGTTGGATTATCCATATCTTACACGAGTTAGGCCTGCGCAGCACCCGTGGAGTACTCGATCTTCCACGCCTTGATTTCTGGATACCAAGCACCGTTGTACTCGCGTCCATCGAGGTCGATATAGGCGGTTACCTCTTGTCCTACTCGCAGGGGGAACTTCTCGATAGTCTCACCGAAGAGCTTGATCGGCACTTTGCTGGAGAAGCGTCCGCCTGTATCAAGGACGAACACCTGCGACTGCCATAGAGCGCCCGTTGACTTACTTCTCCCCTGCATGAGTTGGCAGAGGACGGCTACTGTTCCCTTAATTTTGATTTCGTTGTCCATAGGTTGGGATTAAATACTCGTTTTCGTTCTGTTCATTCTGTGGTCTGGCACTCCTACGAGCCGCACCTCGATGCAGTCACCACGAAGGCGAGATACCGCACGGTCTCCGTAGCGTTGAAGTTCAGACCATGGGAGGTTTGTGGTGGCGACGATCGGTGCGTCTCGATACCCATAGTCGGATCGCTGGTTGATGAGGTCCGCCAGACTCGCCTTGTTTCCATAGCGCTGGAAAGTAGCAGGCTCACTTCCGAGGTCGCCTATATGAAGCACCCGATAGTCCAGGGCGGTGTACCTGCCATCTGTGCTGTCCATAAGATCCGCCATGTGCCAAAGGGCGTGCGTCTCACCATTCCATAGGAAGGGCTTCATAGTGCGTCGGCTATTCACACCATCATAGAATGGTCGCTGTACACCAAGCATTTCACTGAGATCTCGCAGTAGAGTCACAAGAAGCGTCTTACCTGTACCAGTCTCGCCTGTTACGATTAGCCCCTTCATCGGGTCGTCTATCTCTGGATGTGGCAGGGCGAGTAGCCAAGAAACCGCTTTTGCATATCCGAGAGCCAGAGTATCATTGTCAAGCGAAAATCGCTCCTCCCTCAGCTTGCCAAGCTCTGTGATATAGTCCAGCGCATCATCAAGTGTTATACCTCGGTACGCATCATAGACCGATCGTGGCGGTAGGCCTGCCGTCCGCTCATCTTTGATCTTCTTGACAAACTCCGAGGCGAGGGGAAGCGCACCCTCTTTAGGATGTGGTTGCTCGTTAATCATTGCTGTTGATTTTTTGGGTGTTCGCCATCTCTTCGTACCCTCTTGAGTACAGAAGCCTTGTATGCCTTCATCTCCTCGCTCTCTTCGGCCTGCTCCTGCTCCTTCTTGACTTCATCCCACATATGGTTTGAGTAGTTCTGTGATGCAGGAGGAGGAGATGAAGGCTTGGAGGCAGGGTTGTCTCGATAGCACCCTCCCACGACCTTAGCGAAGTTGTCAGTCTTGACAAGCCACGACAGACTCGCCATGGCTCGATTTCCTCGCAGGAAGGTGGATGCCTTGGCTTCTGCCATCATCTTTCGGAATTGGGCTATTGCGTTTAGTGTGGTCGCCACCGTGGGACGCTCCTTGGCATTCCCGTCTGGTCGGTCGGGCATCAGTGCCATAAACAGCTCATGCCCGTCTCTACAAATGGCCTGCGATAGGATGATCGGCTTAGCAAAGCCATCATCACCAGCAGTCGCCTCTTCATAGAGCGCTCGCCACACCTTACCGAAGTCTCGCATATCTGAGTTCGGATACATTAGCGAGCTAACCATAGCGCGAAGCGCAGGGTCTTCTATCGCATCTATTTCCTTCTGCTCGCTCTCAAAGCCCCCTCTGGGGGTTTGGGGGATACTTTCTTCTTCATCTTCTATTTTATCTTTTTCTTTTAGGGGGGTATTTACCCCCCCTATAGTCCCCCCCAAAGTAGAGCTGAAAGTAGAGGGCAAAGTAGAAGCGCCTTCTCTACTTTCGTCTACTTTCGTTTCTACTTTCTCTACTTTTCTACTTTTGCCTGTTTTTGTCTCTACTTTGCTCTCTACTTTCGTTTCTACTTTGCTCTCTACTTTTCTACTTTCATCTTCTACTTTTGAGCGATTGCGCTTTGCTTCGCGAGCTCTATCTAAGCCCTCTTTGACCGCTTGACTTACATTGTAGCTGCGCTTCTTTGGTGCGGCTTCTTCGCCTTGCTTTTTATCTGCACCTCCAAGAGTTGAGAGGTGTGAGGTGAGGCGTGGTGAATAGAAGTACTCTACTCCATCCTCATCGGTGGCGATCTCAAACAGACCGAAGTCCTCAATAGTGGATCGCACGACTTCCGCCCTTGGTCGCTTTGGCAGGATGTTCGCCAGGCGCTTGGCGTTGTTTGGATAAGTGTACCCATCTTCATCTTGCTGTGCGAGCTTTAGTAGAAGGGCGGTGTATATGCCCCAGCCCGCCATCCCATGCTCTGCAGTCAGTGCTTCTATCTTAGCGTCCTGCATGGCGAAGATGTCGAGGGGTATGTATTTATGCTTACACATATTCTGGGAGTGTGAAGTAGGTAGAATTGAGTGTGCGCCCAGAGATCAGCAGACCTTCTTGATAGAGGTCCAGCAGGATAGGGCGGAGAGTATCGAAGTCATAGCCGACCACCGAGGATAGTTGCTCTTTAAGTATGATCAGCGGTAGCCGTCTTTCTTCCTTGCGTAGCTGGAGGTGTCTCTGTATCGCTCTTATCACCTCGTGTCGGTCTATTCTCTTCACGGCTTTACTTCCTGCCCTCGGCGGCTTTTCTCTTCCTTGAGCAGAATGAGCTTGTCTGCTGTATCTCCAGCCTTCTGCGAGAAGTAGCGGACCCGCTTATTTCGAGCGCGCATCTTATTCGTTAGGAAGGAGAGATACAGCTGGTGGTTATGGATGTGCTGGTCTAAATCTTGGTCGCTGAGCTGTCTGAATCGTAGCTGGTCTATGTTGCGTTGCTTCATATAGTGG